AATCTTCTGTGTATTCCATAAATTAAAGTTGTTTAATTAATTCTATTGTTTGTAGTACCTGGCCTTGATTCTTAGGCAGGTATAGCACTGGAGGATTCCCCAGCTGCATGAGGTGGTTTTTAAACATCTTCCATTTTAAAGGAAAGACGTCGTTTGCAAAACCTTTTACTTCTATAATCCATTTACCATTAGGATCTACAAAGTCAGGAGTATATGTAATATCTCTAACTTTATATCCACTATCGATATAACCTTTTGTTTTGTGAGGCTCGTGACACTCAGCTGTGTAGTGAAACCCTTCTTGTAAGAGGTATTTTTTCTTTTCATACAAAGATTTAATACCTGCATCTTCCAGTTTCTTATACGTAAAAAGTTCAAGCTTAGACCTGAACTTAATACCTTTATAAACCTTAGCGGTAGCGTTTCTTACTTTTTTGTTTTTTGGTTTTCGTGTACGTCGCTTCACAATTGTATGTCTATCAATGTTTGTAATCCTTCTGTTTTTTTAAAGTGCGCAACATAATCTGACGGATCTTTTAATTGATACTCGTCAGGTATGAAAATGTTCTTCATAGGATAATATTCTTTACAAATCTTTTTAGCCATGGTCTGACCAGGGTTGTTAGGATTAGTAAAGTCATTATCATAGAAGACTGCAACTTGTTTAAATCTCTGTTTTAACTCTTCGATTGTACTGCGCAGTGGCAATTGCATTTCTGATTGCATGGCGACTGCAGAGATACCCATCTCGAAAAGGCACATAACATCTTTGAGAGATGATGCGATAATACAGAGATCCCCTTTGTTAGGTAATTGATCATATCCTTGAATTTGTTTAGAGTTAGTATTGCTCATCCACTTTACTTCTTCGTAAGGTGAATAAATTTTGTATTTCCTACCTATTTTATATGCATAGCTAAGCTTACATGTAAATCTACTATCATTAATCCAGTAGTGTGAGATAGGGCTAACTGCAAACTTAGTCAAAGTTTTCTTACTAATCAAGTATTGAGACCAAAAATCTGCGTCTTTACGCTTCCAAGGTCTAGACTTCTTTTTAATTATAGTTACTTTTTTGTTTTCAATCTTTATTTTAGATTGATACCCAAGGTAACCTTTAGTAAAAGCCATCTCCTCTTTGCTTGATGCAAGATTAAGACCAAAGTCATTGTCAATTATACGAAGAGCAGAATAAAAAGAAACATTGTATGCTGCCATGACATAGCCAAAGCAATCAAATTTATGATCCGGATAAGCAAAGTCTTTGTACAAAAGTCTACCTTTCCAAAGTATAATATAAACACCTGGTTTTTTATCCTGTCTAATCTCGCTACAAAATTTAACACCTAACTCTCTAAAAGAATTACAATAGTAAGCAAATATATCTACCTCACTAATTTTTGACAATATCCTATCAGGTGTCAATACATCATCACTACTTCTGCTTTTAATCATAGTTTGCGAATTTAAAATAAAAAAGGGTAGCTTTTACACTACCCTTTATTATTTGATTAACTAGGCCATATAACCACCAGCTTACAAGGCCATACTACTATAATGTTACACCCAGTCTTCATCTTCTGATACATTGTCAGAGTCAGAGTCTGGAGTTACAACTGCTAGTTCTGGAGAGAATACTCCCCAAGCTAGAGTTGTGTCAAACTCAGCATTAAACACACCATAGTCGTCGTTTAGATTCTTAACAAAAAGATCATCACGCTGTGGCTTAACACGGCCAAACACTTTAGTGTAAACAGTCTGGTATTTACCATCCTTAACACCAATTAATAATCTAACTTCATTGTTTTCAAGCAAGTTAACCAAAGCTTTAACTTCAGCTACATCACCTTTAACAATCTTAGCGATACTATCAAATGATACCTCGTCACCGTTAGCAACATTAGCCCAAGACTTAGTAAAGTTAATCAGTGTTTCTTCACCAACTAAAGCTTTACGAAGCCCGTCTTTCTTGTACCACTCATACGTAGGTTCACCATCAGCCCAAGTAGACTGACCAATACCATTGATCCACTGGTTCTTGCCTGACTGTGACACACGCTCTGTTCCGTTCATCAAGATGTCAAACCTTGTAGTAAGGTCATCATTCTTAATCCAGAACGTAAGCTTAAAGTACTCAGTACCGTTTAGTTCAACAAAATAGTTTGGGTCTTGTTTTACCATGATGCCCAATTCGTGCAGCTCAGCCATTGTAGGGTTTACTGCGATTACTTTGAAATTGCCAAGGCCTGAGAATAGTTTAATACCTCCGCCTGCAACTTCGACATTACTGTCATTGCTTTTAATAGCCATAATAAATTAGTTTAATAATTAAAATTCAAGTTCTTCGTCATCACCAAAGTCATCTGTATCTTCATACATTGTAAGTGCATCATCTACTTCCTGTGACTCTTCTCTAACATCATCCATAGTACCATCTACATTCTGTAACTCAGGTGTAGCTGCTATAGTAGACATAGCTTCTTGATATACGTCTACATCTGGAGCTTCTACAGGAATGCTAGTTTGATTAGGATCAGCAGCAGTATCATCAACAAAGTTAAAAGAAAGTTTACGTACCTTCCTAGCTTTTTTGCCTTTTAATGCTGGGTGTTCAAACATTTGTTTTACTTCCCAAGCCTGTAGGCCATACTTGTCTTTGATACCATTACGATCAGTACCATTATCTAGATCTTCTAGAATCATAGTCACTGTAATAGTGTTTGGTGTTTCGTTTTTCTGCGTTTCCTCGCCAGGATTTGTTCGTGCTTCAATCATTTTTTTTAAAATTTAAGCGGTTAATCAATAAATATTTCTGACCATTGTAAAGGCATGGTCTTACCTTTTAGGTGGTGACAACGTGAACCAGCTGTTACATCGTCCAAAGAGTTGAAAGAAACCATAGTCTCTTCGTCTTCTCTGTATATATAACCAACAGCATCAGCGTTAGCACATGTTATCTGCTTGATCTTACCAGTCAAGTCAAGGTCCTTTACAGCAACCTCTTTGCCTTTCTTTTCAAGCATCTTGTCCTTTAGGTGACCAACTAGAATAACATGATCCGCTAGTTTGTTCAGTCTGTCTATCCATTTCTTGTAGGCTATACGTAAGTATAAGTAGCCAGCGCCGTTTGGCAATGATAGGACTGATGCGCCAGGGTTCTTCTGTTCAAAGTTTTTACCCATAGGAGTTTGCATGTACAGTACTTTTGCATCTGCTTCACACCATTCCTCAAGCTTTGAGATAGTGTCAATAGCAATGTACTTGTACGGCCTTCCCTCTTTGATGATTGTTTTACCAACCTCTCCAAGTTCTTTCAAGTTGTTAACTTTAATTTTTAGGGCGTCAACCATATCAGAGCCGTCCTCCAAATCAATAATTAAACAATCTTTTAGTTGTGACAATACTGTAGTCTTACCAATTTTTGGTGGACCATAGATTATCATATTCTTAGGCGATTTGCGGCTCGCCTTAACCACTTTTTTAGGTAGTTCCATAATTAAAATATATATCTGATTTTGTTCCAAGGTATTATATTCTCATGCAGTTCAACAAACTGCTTGATGTATTCACGCTTCTTTGATAACTTGTATCTAAGGTTCTCACCGCCGTATTGAGATGTTTTTATCTCTTGCAGGTCCGGTTTCCATAATGTAACCTCTGCACCAGGATGTCTTTGTAAATTAACAAGGTGCTTCTTGAAGTTGTGTGTTAGGAAGATAACCTCTGCTAGTACAACATCTCTGTAGTTAACAAGGTATTGAAGTTGTGTGAATAGTTCTGCGTAATCATCCAACCAACCGTCATAAACTATGACAGGACTGAAGTTTACGTGTACATCATAGCCTGCTTCTACGAAAGTATCAATAGCTTTTATCCTATCAATAATCTTTGAAGTGTTAGGCTCGTGTATATCTGACATCTTTTGTGGCATCAGACTAAACCTTATACGTACTTTACCTTGCGGATCATACGTAAGAAGGCTGCGGTTAACATACTTAGTAGCAAAGCTACCCATAGCAACAGGATGATCTCTGAAGAATTCAAAGATGCGCTCCCAGTCATGATACTTAGCATGCAATGCAAAGTCTTCATTACAACTAATGTCGTAGGTAGTATACTCTGCGTGCGTTTGATTAGGTTTCTCTACAGGTGTAAAGTATGCATGATTGTTTATCTCTGTAAGTATATCACCAGTGTTAGTAGCAACAGTCAGGCCATCAGGCTTGTGTCGCTTCATATAGCAATAACTACAGTCATACAAACAGCCGTGACCAAAGCTAGGTGATATAAAATCCGTAGACCTACCAGACTCTCTGATAGTAAATGTCTTGCGCTTTACTTTCTCTATCATTTACGCTCACTTATATTAAATGTAGCCAAATCAGCTTCATAGCCAATCATACCAAGTAAACCATCACGATTCTTCTCAACATGACAGGCAAGCAAACCTTTAGGGTCTTCACCGCAATATTCATTTGTAATGCCATACAAATCATACGGCCTGTTGAGTATCATAACAACATGCGCATCCTGACCAATAGAGTCACCACCAAACAAATCTGTTAGTAGTGGTTGGTACTGATTCTTAGCACGATGCTCTTGCTCAATGTTACGGTTCAGCTGTGACAGTAGTATATTTACAGTTCCAAGCTTTGATTGCATCCACATACAGCCTTTTGATATAGTATTCAAACGCTTTAACTCAGTATCTTCACTACCTCTAATCAAACGTGAGTGGTCAAACAAATTAATCACAGTGTGATTTGGATGCTGTTCAAACAATTCTTCGTTTGTGTTCATGATATACTCCATAGTTCGGGGTATGTTGTTAAAGTATATAGGATAGTTACCATACTTCTGTACTTTTGTAGCATATGTTTTAAAGTCCATATCTGATAGACTTGTATCTATAGATAGTAACTCACCCATCTGCTTACGCACATCTTTTGAGGCACTACGCATTACCTGCTGGTAACCGGGCATCTCAAAGGTCCAATACAATACAATTATTTTCTTGTGCCTGTTAGTATCAAGCACATCAAAGATTAGCTGGTTGCTGAATGCTGATTTACCAACACCAGGACGACCAGCAACTACATACATCTTACCCTTTTGTAGACCACCTAGAAGATTCCTGTTAAGTCTTTTCCAGGACGTAGCTAGTACGTTCCGTTGCCCTTTCTTAGCCTGTTTGACTATAGCAACAGATTGATTTACTGCCCTGTCTATTCTTTGAAATCCTCTAGTTTGAAATACGTTAGAGTCTTCTTGTGATTCTTTCTTGTTCTCCTGCATCGTCGTCTATATTTGTGTATTTTTCCCAAGTGTGATTGTTTATCCACACTTCAAGATTTTGTAAGTATTCTAATCTTTGTTTATCTACCTTCAGCTGAACATGCAATAGTTTCATAATACGATCATGCACGTGTCTTCTATCCAAAACAATCTTTCTATACCTTTCTTTGGCTTTAAAGTTTGTCTTGGCATCTGGATCTGAAGCATGTAATACTCTGATACCATTAGATGTTCTAACTTTCATAGGATACGTAGCCAAAAGCTGAGCAAACATCTGATCAAAATCAGAAGCAAACAAATCAATAAACTTCTGCCTAACAATGTATGTGTCATAGCCTTCAGGGCCGATCTTAACGAATCCTTTCTCTTGTAAGTCATCCCAGTTAGGGTTTAGTTTTAGATTAGACAGAGTCTTAAATCCTTTTCTGTATATAGCATACAAAGCAAGATAATCATCTGCACTTATATCATTTTCAGTTAATAAATTAATGTCAATTTCTAATTG